CTCTCTACCGCATCCGGCTTTCGTTGCGGATTAGCTCAAGCGTCTGCCGCGCGTGCTGAGTCTCCCGTACCGCGTCGCTCATCACGTCCTTGACCTCGCGCAGCAAGTCGTTGGTGCGGCGGGACTGCTCAGCAACCTCGTGCACTGACTGCATCATGTCGTGCAGCGGGCCCATCATCAGCCATTGTGGCACCGGCTCGTGCGGCGGCAACGGGGGCGGAGCGGTTGGTTTGTCGCGAGTAGCGCGGATCACCAGGTAGAGCGCGCCGAGCAGGATGGTGATGGCAACCGCGGACTGGACGATCGGATAGGCGCCGAGTGCGGCGAAGGCCTTATCGTTGATTGCGTCCATTGTGTCCCGCCAGCGCCCGATAAATTGAGAAAAGCTCGGTTCCGGTCAGGACCGCATAAATCGGGATGCCGGGCGAAGGGAGAGCGAGCAGGACGAGCGACAGGCACATCTGCGACCAGATCAACGCGCCCAGCAAAGCCCCGCCAGCGCGCATCCATGGTCCGTATAGCGGCCAACTGCCGTTAGCGACGAGCGCCGCCAGCCGTACCACGCCAACGGTCAAGAACGCCGGAGCCAGCCAGTCGTCAACGATCGCAACGCCGATCAGGTCGAACGAATGCGCATCGGCAGCCGCCGGGTTCGTCACGACCAGCACGGCAATGCCGATCATCATCCATGCGGCCGCCGCTTCCGAAATCCGGTTGTTGAAGTGCCGCACGAGGCCGGCGAGCGAACAGGTCATCATCGCCCCTTCCAGCAGCCTTGCTTCGCGCCGAACTCGTTGTGAGCGAGGATCTGCTGCTTGGTGCCGATGGTCATCTTGTCCGACCGGGACGGCAGGATCGGCGACCAGCCGGCGCAATTGCTGGTCGCGCACCCGCCGAGGCTAATCGCGCCGCCAGCGATCAAGGCGCTTGTCAACATCGCTCGGACTGAGATTGCGAACTTCATCGTCAACGTCCTTTCGGTTCTGGATGGCGTGGGCATCGGCCTTGGCGCGGCGGTCGCGTTCGTCTTTGGAGCCCTTGTTGCGGCCGGCGACATATGCGGTGAGCAGCGCGCCGGCGGCGAGGATCAGGCCCTTGAGCCACTTCGGCGCTCCGAGCCAAAGGGCCATAACCGGCTGCCAGAACACCACCAGCAGCACGACAACGATCACGACCCACACCCACCACTGCACGTAGTTGAAGGCCCAGGAGAGCGTGTCCATCAGCAACTCTCCCAGACGCCGTTGCGCAGCCATCCGTGCCAATGCCCGACGTGATGCACACTGGGCGAAAGCGTCGGCTTGTCGAGCAACCCGTTCCAATGCCATGACGGGCCATCGGACGGCTTGAAACCGTTGCCGACCGTGAGCGGGCCGAGGCTCCCGCAACCGCACGGGCAGACGTACCAGAACGTTTGCTCGCCATCGCTGTCCGGCGGGTCGACGCGAAACGAGCCCGGCACTCGACCGGCGCCGAAGTCCCTCTGAAACTCGGACTTCTCGGGAATGTGCCGCGCGGCGACCGGCGACGTGCGGACCTCGCTCAATTCAGCCTCCCCGTCTGATAGTCCGCGACGGTCGCGGCCTCGCTCTTGTTGGTGGAGCGCCAGATCGCGAACCCAACCGCGCCGATCACCAGCAGCCACACCCAGCCAGGCACGCTGCTGACGTATTCCTTGCCCATGGCGATGTACGGTGCCGCCGCATCGTTGGCAGCCGGGATGTTGCTGACGACGCCCCACGTCGCCGCGCCGGCCGTGGATGGCACCGCCAGCACCTTCGACCAGAACCGCGACCAGGCGTTCTGCTTCACCGCCTCAACCTTCGGCGCGATGTCCTTTGCCGTGGCATAGGCGCGCGACGGCGCGACCGGCCGCGGCCAATTTTCAGCTTTGGCCTTGGCGATCTCGGCCACCAGCGCCGGCGTGATCGACGTCGTGGCGACCTCGTGCCGATCGTTCATGAACGCGGCAATGGCTCCCCGCGTTCGGCCGCCGATCAGGCCGTCGACCTCACCCACCTCGTGATAGCCGAGCCCGACAAGATCAGCCTGCACCCGCTTCACGTCCGCGCTGAAGCCGGCCTTTGGCGGAGCGACGTTCTTGGCAGCCGTGTTCGGCAGTTCGTTGGCGAACACCCGGCGCTGCGCCTCAATCCAGTCCGCGTCCGGCGCCGGATATGGCTTGCCGGCCTCGTGCCACGCCTGCGCTTTCAGAAACGCGATTCCCGACGGCGACCGCCAGAACGCATCGTTCATGACGGTGTTGCGGGTCATGCCCGGTACACGCTTGAGTACGAACGCGATGTAGCTCTCGACCTCGTTGCCGCCGGACCAGATGCGGATAGCGTCGTCGAACGCCTTGTTCCGGTAGTTCTTCGAGGTCCGCCACAGATCGAGTTGAGCGCAGATGCCCAACACATAGGACGGGAACACCGCGATATTGTTGCCCTGCCCCTTGCCGTCGTTCAGCGTGACTGGCTTTGGTGCCGCTCCCCACTTGATCGCAAGCGCGCTGCCCCACATGGCGCCAGGGTTCTTGTATCGGATGGAGGGCGGTTCACGATTGGCCATAGGTTCTCGCTCCCGAAAGAGGGGTTGGGTGGGGTCAGATTTTGGGGCTGCGGCTGCTACGCGCCGCGACGGATCAATGACCTACGCGCCACCATCGGCCATAGGTCTTCGTCCTCTGAATGGGAGGTTGGATCGGTTCATAGTTCTGAAATTGCGGCTGTGGCGCGCCGCGAAAGGCTACTCTGCCGCTGCGCGAAGCCCCGCAGGAGCAGATTTCTGATATTGGAACCGCTTATGAGCAAATCGAACGAGCGGGCGCTCAAAGAACTTGTAACTTATGGCGCAAATGGCGACGGACAGGGCAAACGAAACCGCTGCTACCATCGCGCCCGTTGTTGTATCAACGTTTCGGGCGACGCCGAGTGACAGAGAAACTAGCACCCATACATTCAGGTGCACCAAATAAAGCGCATAGGAAATGTCGCCAAAGAAGCGCGCAGATACGCTCCGCAAAACTGAGAGAATGCGAGAGCCTTGGTACTGCAAGACGGTAAATAAAACTGAGCCGTAAAGCGCCACCAAATATGTATGGCCCCAAATGGCCATGTGACGATCAGTATGCTTTCCGATCGCCAGAACAAAGATTGGCAGAATGCACGCCGTCACAATGAGCGTCCTTCTAACCCGGACCTTCAGCACATCCGTAATCACTCCAGAAAACTCAACCCAAGCGATCAAAGCCCCAACCGCTAGCACGTCGGCGCGCATCGGCATAAGCACGTAGTACGCATATTGATCGCCCAAGACGCCTGCGATAGCCCTCGCGAACGGGCAAACGATCATGATACACACGAGAATCTTCGGCAGCGATCGAACGCTTACAAGTCTAATGATAAGCGGGAAAACCAGATAAAATTGCTCCTCAATCGCAAGAGACCATGTGCCGCCAAGCCAAAGTGCGCCGTAGTCCTGTCGTATCGCCATCCAGACATTTTGTAGTCCGACCGCGTAGGTCCATTCAGGCACATCACCCCCGAACAGAACCGGCGCCCATGCCATGGATACTCCAAGCAGATATAGCCCGAACATGACGTAGTAGATCGGCAGAATGCGAAAGGATCGCCGCCCGTAGAACGATCGAAAAAACGATGGAGAAGCCCGATTATACAACAAGATGGTCGTGATCAGGTAGCCGGACAGAACAAAGAAAAGATCGACTCCTGTTCGGCCAAGGATGAACACCCGCCACATGTAGGAATCCGGGCCCGCCGTGGTCCCGAGATAGTGCCATGCCACCACCAGCAATATTGCGATCGCTCGCAGCCCGTCGAGTTCGGCAATTCGCCTCATGTGCGCCGACCAACTCTCATCTCGTCACAACGACCATCACACTCTCATAGTCGACGCCGCCGAAGCTGCTTCCCACGGTTCCAATTCTAACGCTACCCGCTGCCTGCGCGCCGACGGTTCGCATTATGCCGGCAATGCAATAGCCAATGCTTACACTGGAATCCTGTTTGCCCGTTATTGAGACAGCGTAATTGGCATCCGGCATAGCATCGGTGAAGCTAATCGTATAGTCGCCAACGTCATTTCGCGTGACTCCAGATACGTTGTAGCTGGCATCAATTGCCCCGCTTGCGCCAGCAAACTTGACCCACGCTACTGGTCTGGCGCCAATACCGACGGCCGCGCGAGCGTCATCTGCATCCACCGCCGTCAATAGATCTTTGCCGACCGACGTAGCGCCGATCGCATCCTGCGCCGCCGCAGCATCCGCCGCCTTGAACACCGCCTTGCCCACCGTCGTGCCGCCGAGGTTGTCGAGCGCCTCGTCGGCGTCTTCCAGAGACGCAAGGTTGTCGTCCGGCGTCAGGATATCCGCCGCACTCGCGACCAGCGCCAGCACAGCCGTGCCGCTCAGATTGATTTTCGTCGTGCCCGCGGTGCCGCTGATTTTCGACTTGGTGACGGTCGTTCGCTCCATTTCCGCGACGGAGCTTTTGATGGTGCCGATACCTTCCTCATAGTCGGTGCCGTCGACGATGACATAGCGCACCTCGTCGGCATCAGCGCAGCCGGCCTCGGTCGGCGTCAGGAAGGCGTCCGACGCCGCGGATCCGAACGTAATGTCGCCGACGCCAGTCGTCGCGATGTTGACCTTCACCCGATCGAATAGTTTCACCATGATTGATTCCTAGCTTGCGATTGCATTGATGCGAATACGGCGTCCGCGCGCATCGACCTCGACCGGTCTCGCGTCCAACAGAGTGTCGAGCGCCGGGAGGTCGAAGTTTTTGCCGGGGAGAGCACCGATGGACGGCATTGTCAGGCGAAGGCGGACCGGTCTCGTATACTCGATCGATATCGGCGCACCGTCGCCGGTCACGAACTCACCTAGCGCGCCTTCGCCGAGCGAACCAATTTCCGTTGTCACCGTAAAAGCGTCGGCCAGGTTGAAGATGCGTCCGGTCTGGATATCAAGTGTACCGAAAGCAAACCCGAGCGCTCTGGATGGCAGGCCGACCGACTTCCCCGCCAACGGTGCAATGAGCTTCGCCGTGGCGCCGAACGTGATGTTCGGCAGGTTGAGCAGTTTACCCGGCAGGATCCCGATATCAGGGAATGCGGCGGCAAATTCTGCGCGCAACAGGTCAAGGATGCGACCGCCACGAAAACCAACGGTTGCAGCGGCCGCAGTGATCTGGACCGGAGGCAGTGACAGGTATTTGCCGGGGTCCGCCGTGCCGAAGTCGGCAAGCGGAAACTCTCCGAGCGCGCCGAACCCGAGCATATCAGACCGTCAAGGTGAGAATGGTGCCGGGCGAGCCCGTCAAATCGAACGTCAGTTTGAAGTCCGTCGAGTCGCCGGCATATTCATCCTGCCCCAAATCGTAGAGGATCAGCGGCTTGTCGCTGGTGTCGTCGTAGAGCAACACATAGCGGCAAGGTCCGATGCTGCCGCCCGACGCCGTTTGCGAGGTCTGGTCGCCCGTCAGCTTGGCGTCGTTCGTGGTGATCGTGGTCGCGTTGACGGTTGTCACCGCTTTCCCGCCCTGCGGCCAACCATTGCCATAGAACTCATTTGCGCGATCCGGGCTGGCAGCGCCGGCCACCTGGTCGACCGTCGTATGCGACGCGGTAAACGATGCACTCGACGTGAGTAGCATCAGTTTGAGCGTGGTCAGTTCGATGGCCTGACCGGCGATAAGTGCCGCGGTGTGGTTGTAGACGTTAGCGGTGACGGCCATTTGAAGCCCCTTCTGTTATCGGAATCCGACGATGGTGAAAGCGATGTCCGAAAGCGTGTCGTCGCGGGTCGGCGCGACCAGCGTGAGCACGTCTCCGGACGTAAAATCGGTATCTGTTGCGCAGGCGAATGAGCCGGTCGATCCGGCCGCCGCGAACGTGATGGTGGCGAACTCAGCACCGTTCTTTCGCAAAGAGAAAACGGTTTCAGCGGTTGCAGCCGCATCTGCATCGGCGGCGCTTTCGGACAATCCGGCCCTGAAGGTCACCAGCGACGGTGCGACCCACTTGCCAAGCGTGGTTCCGGTCCCTGGTCGGCCGGGGACATCGACCGCAATGTCGTAGCGACTGAATGCCGGATCCGACGTCCCGAGATACGTCCAAAGGCCCGCGTCCTTTCGCCAGCGCTTGCCTGTGCTGGGCTGGTAGGCATATTGGCCGTTTGAGCCATACGACGGATCAGGCGCGGTCAGCGTGCTGGCAACGAATACCTCGTACCAACTGGCATTGAGCGCGGCGGTCTGCGACCGCAAGTCCTCCGCCAGCGCAACGTCGTCATACCGGAGCGAACTGCTCTGGTAGTTGGTATACGGCTGCGCGATTTGCGATGAGCCCGGCCAAGGCGTGATCGTCAGTTCCGCGTCGTCCATGTTGACGCCGACGATCAATGCCGCCGCATCGCCGATCTCGATGACATCGTACTTGGAGAAGTTGATGCCGTCGACGATGGCGCCGGTTAGCTCTACTGTCGTACCGCCGGCCGTGACCGTCGCTGTCCCAGTATAGTAAGTTCCGCTTGCCATCACTCACCTCGCGGGACGGCAACGACCGGCTGCACGCCGCCCTGCCGAATAATATCAACAGCGATCGGAGCCGGACCCGCCACGGCGAAATCGCCGACGTGCTGGCCCGCAATATCGACGGCAAATTCGGCGGCATCGGCCTCGGTGTCGAACACGCCGAAGCATCGTTGCCGACCACTATCTGCGGACAAATCGGTGCGAACCACAAAGAACATCGCGGCTATCTCCTGAAATCAGCAACGAACAATTGACCGCTGTCCATCGACGCGGAGCCTTGGAGCGCGTTTTGCCCGCCCCATTCACCGCTCGACATTCCGCGCACCACGAATGAGTGATTCCCAGCCGACAAGCCTGTGATGAGAGCGCCAACGGAGAACGGCGAGAAGTTCTGCCACCTGCCTCCGTCTGTCTGGCAGCCGAAGACGTACCGCCGCTGCAACACGCCATCCACGGCGAGGCCAAAGCCGCACAACACGGTGTCGCCGCCGGACGATCCAATCCAATCTTGATTCCACGCGCCAAGGATACTGACGAGCGCCGTGCCGGATACGACGTTGACGGTCTGCGACGTGAGCACCGTCGAAGCCAGCACTTGTGATACACCGGAGAAATTGAACGCCTTCGTATTCGTGACGGCGTTCTGGATGATCTGGTCGAGACCAACACTGTTGATCGAGAGCTTCTGCGTGTTGATTGAATAGGATTCGATGTGGACGGCGTTGACCTGACCAGCGCCGATCATGCGCGCAAGTAGCGAGCCATCGCCGACCATGTCGCCGCGCCAGACGATCTTGGCGACGCCGTTGACGTTCGAGATTGCCCATACCGGTATCGGAGCGCCACCGGTCGAGCCGGGGAACGTCACCAGAAAGTTGTTCGCATTGACCGTGAACGTGCTCGACGATGCGTCGCCGTCGATTCTGATATAGCCAACAACCGAACCGTTGATATCGACTGCGACGCCCCACGACGCGGCGGCATAGCCATCAAGCGTTGCAATCGCCGTAGTGTGCTGCTCGACGGTTGCCTTGACGACGTCGAATTCGGCTCCGACCGTTTCCTGAAGATCGGCCACGGCCTCGGTGTTATTGGCGATGGCAATTGCCGTCTGGTTGATCTGACCCTCAGCACCGTCCACCCCCGCAAACAGCCGGGTGATATTTTCCGCCATCGCAGAATCTGCGTCGGCCGCCGTGGTCTGCACGTTCTCAATGAATGCCTTGTTGTTCTCGTAGAGCGATACCTGGTCTTTGCGGATTTCGATCTTGTCGAGCGGCAGACGCCCCATGGCCTGTTGGACGACTGAGCTTATGCGAGAAACGCGCTTATTGGTGTCGTCAATCGCATTCTGGAAAACATCGGTAACTTGCTTCTGGATCGCCTTCACAAGCGACGCAAAAGCCACGGTTCCTGACATGATCTCGATCGTCGGAGCGCTGACCGGCACTTCCGACCACGGCCCCGGGAACTGCCCGACACCTTGAACGCGAAGCGTCAGCTCGCCGAGCGTCACGAACTTCTCGAACTTGGTGTCAGTTCCCTGATAAACCTCGATCCACGAGTTGCCGGCGTCGTAGCTGACCTCAGCGCGGTAGTAGAACGCGCCGGCCGAGGGAAACCAACTCGCCGTCAATTGCGGTTCGGCGACACCCTGCCCGAACCGCGCATTGAGCCCGACAATTAGCGGAGAGTCGTCATTCTTCGGGAACTGTCCGACCGGCAAGATCGGCGGATCGCCGAGATCCGTCGTGTGGACTCTCTCGTCGTCGACCACGATCGACAGCGTGAACGTCTCGCCGTTCGGCTGGCCGGTGAGTACCTTGACGAGCCTGGACTGGTTGGCGGCGGTGCCGAGCGCATAGGTCGGATACTCGCCGCCGTCCGCTCGAAGCAGCACGTTGGCGAGCGTGATGCCCTGCTGGCTTTCGACGGTCGCCAGGTCGTCACCGTTCAGTACCGCCTCGGCGACGGTGCCGCCCATGGTGGCGCGGACCGGTCCGAACTCCTTGCCGTTTGGCCGACGCAGGCGGATATAGTTCGTTTCGCCCGCTGCCCATTCCGGCGCCGGATCGAGCGTCAGCGTGAGATCGTCGCGATCGACAACCGCGCCGGCATAGCCATAGTCCTGCGGCAATTCGGACTGCAGACGCAGCGTTGCGCCCATCGTGATGGCGCGCCCCTCGTACTCGCAGCCGATCGATCCGGCCTCGCGCCGATAGATCGAGCAGAGGTAATAGAACGCGCACTCGCGGTAGGCGTGATTGCGGTTGACGATGCCGTTAACCCGCTTCGTCTCCGGCCGTGTTGCCGTGAAAATCTCGGTGTTCGGCGGATACTGCACCGTCGCCGGCAGCCAGGTGTTCTCATCGATGTATTCGATGATGACCGCGTCCGGGTCTTCCTCCCCCAGCATCGTGTATTCGAACGATGTGCTGTCGCGGACGATCTCGCGATCGGTCAGCATCATCGCCGGCACGGTGTCCCACTGATCGCGCACCAGCGACAGCGTATCGCCGAGCCACATATGCCGCGCGCGCGAAGGCGTCAGCGCGGTGTCGAACGCCTCCGGCACCGGCACCGCCGACTTGAACACATAGTCGAAACCGTCACCGCGGGACGCACAGCCCGCCGCGTGGTTCACCAGCGCGTTGAAATCGATCTTGGCGCTCTGCACCTCGGCGCCGTACTGCACATTGGTCGCCATATCGAGCAGCGCCCAGGCCGGGTTTCGCGTCGCCTGAAGCACAAACGTGGAACCGTCCCAGACCGGCAGCTTGCGGGTGCCGGTGACACCGAACTTGAAAGAACCCTGCGTCGTTTCGGTCGCCTTGATGCGAATGGCGATCGTGGAGACCGGGAACGTATTTTCGCCTCGCAGATAGGCCCGCAGCCCGGCCCAGACGACCTCTGCAGCGCCCTTGTTGTCGGCCGGCACGTCGCTGGTGCGGCGAAACCGGACCTGATAGCGACCCTCCGGGCACCCGACCAACAGCGTCTCGCGGATCGGCGAACGCGACGCATAGGACCGGGTTACGGCGCCGAGCTCGACCCAACTCCCGATCGGCGCGCCAGCGTCGTCCACCGCCTGCCGTTCCGCAACGACCGTGACGCTGAAGGCCGTCGTCTCGCCATCGTCGTTGGTGGTGTAGCAGCCCGCCGGAAACAGGTAGTCCACCGCGAGCTGATAGGCCTCCGTCGCCGGCGCGTTCGCGACGAAGGGGCCGACCCAGCTGTAGTCATGCGGGAGCTGCTGCCCATTGACCTCGTCGGATTGCGTGACGTTGACCGGGAATAGTGTGACCGGCTGGTTCGGCTCATAGAAAGCGATCTGCGCCGACGAGAAGGCCGGCGCGACGCCATCGGTCGGATTCCAGAACGGCGTGTCGCTGATCGACAGCCCTTCGTAGTCCATGCTGCCCATCGTGGTGGACAACAGGACATTCAGATACTGATCGTTGCCCTGATATTCGCCCCAGGCCGTGGCCGACAGATCCGAATAGTCTTTCAGGCGGCCGTACCAGACCGGCAGCGGCTGCCCGAGACGCGCTCGGTTACCCTGCACCGAAGCGGTGTAGATCTGATCGGTCGGCGTCCCGTCATTGGTTGCCCCCTGCTTCGGCCCGACCAGCGCATTGACCAGCAGCGCGCCGCCGAGGCCGATCGCGCCGGTGACGAGGCCGCCGGCGATCGTCGCCGTCGTGCCCGACAGACCCAGCCCCGCCGCAACCGCCGGTCCCGCCCACGCGGCGAAAGCCGCGACGGCCACCAATGCGACCAGACCGAGAACCTGCTTGCCCTGCTTGCCGCCACCGCGCGGATACGAGACGAATCTGACGTTGTCGTTCGCGGCGATTTTTGTCCGCCGCCAGTCCTTGCGAAGGACCGCCTCGCCGTTGACCTCGAGGATCGTTGGCAGCAGCTTCCGGAATTGCCAGCCGTAGCGCGGATCCTTGGTCGCCCAACGGGTTCGGCGCAGGAACGCGGTGACCGTCTCACCCTTGCGCGGTACGGCCTGCGCGACCTCGAGCCCCGGCGCCACGACGTGGAGCACCGGACGGCGCGCCGACGCACTAGGCCGCTCACGGCGCGTGCGAGGGCGCTCCATCGGCATCTTGGCCGGGAGTTTCGGCAGAGGTGCGTGCATGTCGTCTATTTCGGCTCGAAGAATCTCAGTTGCCGCCAGCCTTGCTGACGGAGCGCGAGCGGCGTTTCAAAGCAGACACCCGCATGTTCATCACAGTGAATGATCTTGCCTTCCGGCTTCATCCAGACGCCGATGTGTCCCGGTATCCGCAGATGCGCCATCAGGCACAGCGCGCCGTCCTGAGCGCCGACCAGACCGCCCGGCCCCTCCGGTATCTCTCGCCAGTTGCCGCGCTCCTGATGTCCGTCAAAGGCTTCCAGCACCCATCGCTTGGACAGGTCCGACGGCACGGACACGGCGGGCAGCATTCGGCCGAACAGCGCGCGCTGGACGTGGCAGGCGAAGTCCCAACAATTGCCGCTCTGCCACGACCACGGCTGGCCGATCAGCGCGGAAAGGAAATCGGAACGGTTCATCCCGGCAACAGGCTTCTAAATTGCGTCGTTGTGTAGTTCCGATCGGCGCGCGGGAAACGCTTGTTTTGCAGATTGCCGACCATGATCGTTCCGGTGAGCGTCGATGCCTTGACTGATACCTTGGACAGAATGAACTCGACCGGCCCATAGGCGGGCTCTGTCAAATCGCTGCCGACGTACTCGCGATAGGTGACCTTGATGTAAGCCCGCACGCCCTGCGCTTCCTTGATCTTCGGGATCAACTCGCGCTGCACGTTATCGATGGATACCTTGCATTGCGGCGGCTGGCCTTCCCGCTGCTCCGGGTATTCCGCTTTGAACGGACAAGCTACGTGATTGACCATCGCGCCTTGGTTCGGATCGGCACCCGCTTCGATGCCTAGTTCCATGTCATCGGCTACGTTGGCGACAACATAGACCGGCTGATCGAATGACGGGTGCTGTAGTTCCAGCGCGTAGTACGTCAATTCATCCGGAGGACAACTCGCGTTGGCCTCCAACATAGCTTCCGCGTGAGTGGGCATTTACGTTCCGTAGACCCGAAGCTGCATCGACACGTCCACGATATCCGTGGTGACGTAGACGTATTGAATGGGGTTCGAAAGATTGAATTGGCAGACCTTGTTTTCGAAGGCCGCGCCGGTCCACACGTCCATCTCGAACCGCCCCGTCCCGCCCCCAATCGTTGTCGCGAACCACGTCTTGAACGTCGCCAGTTCAGCGAGCGTCATCCGAATGCGCTGCGAGACGAGCGAGACGTTATCGCCCGGCCTGCGACGGGTGCGGACGTTGCCGCCCTCCATCTCCGTCACGATAGGCCCCGGTCCCCACGGTTGTAGCTGGAAGCCTTCCGCTTGCGGAGCGTCGGTGATGGCAGGCCAGTTCGGGATTGCCATCACCGCGCTCCGAACCCGGCCTGACGGGCCGCAAACGCCTTGCTGATATCGCCGTTCTTGCTGGCGTCATCGACCATGATGCCGGTCACCATGTTTTTCAGGGTGACTTCCCAATCGCCGTTGGCATTCTGCTTAACACCGCTCTGCTGAACATTGGTTCCGGTCTGGTTGTTGATGATGATGTTCGGCACTCCGCCGCCGCCAACGCCACCGGCACGAACGCCCAACTTGCCATCAGCCCCACGCTGCAGCGGCATGATAGCTTCCGCCCCGGCCTCACCCATAAGGCCAACGCCATTCGCAAAGGCGAACATGGTCGGCTTGGACACGATCTGGCTGGAGAATCGAGAGATGCCGTTATCGTTGGCCGGGAACACCCCGCCATTGGCGAACAGCCCGCCCGTGCCGGATAGCGATAGGCCCGTTCCGGCACCGCCGCCGAACAGGTTGAAGCCGCCGAGCGCGGCCTGTAGCGCCTTGGCGAGCGGCGTGATGATCGTGATCTTGATGATCATCTGCTCAATGGCGCGGATCACAGATTGGCTGAGGTTCTTGAACCCATCTGCCGCCGTCACCGCGCCTGACGTGATATCAACCAGCGCGTTCTCAACGCTATTCAGGCCCGACACGACGCCGTTATCCAGAACACCCCGGAGATTGCTGCCCTCATTGATGAGGCGCTGTAGCCCTTCCAGCGGCGCGGCTGCGACCTTTGCCGCATCTGCCAGTTGTTCGGTCGACTTTGCCAACATTGCGCGAGCGGCGGCCATCTGCTGTTCGTTGGCCGGATCAAGCAGCTTTTGCGCCACCCACGACTTGAGCGTGTCCTGAGCCGCCTTGTTCGCGGCGTCCAAATTGAACACGCCGATCTGAGCTTGCTGGTTGACGCGGTTCATTTCGAACTGGGCGAGCGTCACCAGTTTGAGCGCGTCCGCCTGCTGTTTCGAAATGCTCACGTTGTTGAGCGCGGCGGCGTTGATT